ATCAGGCAACGTAATAGTTCTATCTGTATTTGTATTTGGAGCAGTAAGTGTAACTACACCAGTACCACTTGCGTTTCCTTGTATTTTAACTTTACTCATAATATTCTCCTAAAGGACTACCCAAGTATGACCACTCGGAATTGTGACACTGACACCACTATTAACTGTGACTGGTCCAACACTCATAGCACTCTTGTTTGTGCTTAGTTCGTAATCTGTTGTAACGATAAGTTCATTCTCTACGAATACTGCATCACCACCTGCTCCTGTAGCTCCTGAGCTAATAGGTTCCCATGTAGCTGTACTGCCATCTGTTTTGAGGTACTCACCACCTTGACCTGTTTGAGAGGGTAGAGCGTCAACAGCTTCCCAAGTAGGTAAGTTACCTGCTCCATTAGTCTTGAGGTAATGACCACTCGTTCCAACCGCTAAAGTGGCTGGGTTGCCAGAGCCATCATAAGTAATGACTTCACCCGTTGTTCCTGCCGCCATCTTAGCGAGGCTCACTGCATCATTTATGATCTTATCAGTAGTCACTGCATCATTGACAATCGTAGTTGCTCCGTCACCAGATGATGTAACATCACCTGAATGATTAGGGTGTGTATAGCTCGATACATCAATAGCTCTGACAACATTTGTGCCATCCGCTATCAATATATCTTTACTACCCTGTGTAACTGCAATCCCTGTCCCAGCGGAGGGCTTCACTGTTAATGTAAACGCACCGCTCGTATTGTTGTGTATGAAGTAGAGTTTACTAGTAGCTGGCACGATAACATTAATGTTACCTGTCAATGCCCCTGTGAACTCCATCACCATCTTGCGGTGTTCATCAATTGCACCGTCAAGATCTGTGAGAGTTACATCAGAACTCCCCGCAACACTCTTACTTAATGAACCCGCTATTGAATCCTCAAGCAACTCAAGGGTAGTATTTAGTACATCACCCCATGTCGCTGAGTTCTCACCCGTTGCTTGTTTCTCGTACCCTAATAGGTCTGAATATGTACTTGCCATCCTATGCTACCTCTTGCCATGTTTGTGTATCGTTAGTTGCAACCTCTGTCCAACTATCTGTATCTGTGGTATCTACTACCACCCAACTCTCACTCGGTACATCGTCTATGATATCGCTCCATATTTGCACCATACCTATAGCGTGACTTAGTGCCAGACCATCTTGGTAGATTCTATTAACTGTATGGATATGTGGATCATCGACCACCGAACCAATTGTTAACCCTTCCTCTACAACAGTTGCTCCAGCTGTTACTACTTCGTCACCTAGTATACTAGCAGTTGCTAGACCTGTAGTTGTGTAATAACTACTACCTGAGACAACCACTACACCGTCGTTTGTAACTACAACAGCACCCATCGGTAATACAACAGCTTGGGCGTGTACTACTTCGTCACCCTGCCCTGTATAGCTGTGGATTCCTGTAACTGTAAGTATACACTCAGCGGTTACCGTTTCACTACCTAATTCAACAGCACTAGTTAACCCAGTTGGTGTTATTACCGCTGTACCTGTTGTATTAACTGTCCCGAGGGCACTTGTAATATCAACCTCAATTGACCCAGTTCCCCAAGCACCTGTGTTCCAACCACCTCTGCCCCAGCCTTCTACTGTTGTATCTACAGCAACCGTAGCTCCAGCACTTACAACCTCGTCACCCTGCCCTGTATAGCTGTGGATTCCTGTGGGAATTACTGTACAGTTAGCGGCAACACTAACTGAGTTAACAGTTGATATACTACCTACATTTGTGAGTGATATCACAGCGGATGCTAGGATATCAGGTACCCCCGATACACCGAGTGTGTCACTACCTACTGTAATAACCGTAGCTCCAGCACTTACAACCCCATCACCTACTTGCGACGATACCTCAAAACCAGTTGACCCTTGTCCCCAAGAGCCAGTATTCCAACCGCCTCTACCCCATCCATCTAAAGGGATGAGTACATCAGTCATTAGGTAAGCCTGACAATCGCGTTACTGGCGTCTGCCGCTGGCATCTGGATTGTAAAGTCACCATTAGTTGAGACTTTATCAGAACCAAAATCAAGTACTGCTACAGCTCGATTGCCGTTGGTTGCATTGTAAATCAACGCTCCGCGTGCTGTTAATGTAGCACTGCTCCAAGTTAAATCCCCGAAGTCAATAAACGCAGTAGTTCCAGAGGAAGTAGGAGTAATCTCAGTCAACTCCGCCCCGCCTGCTGTATAACCTGTGCCACTCACTTCATTTGTTGTGCTGTACGCTGTGGTAGTTGCATCTAAAGTTGCGCTCGATGTATACAAAGCAACTTTAAAACTATCACCTGTACTCGCTGTGAAATTGTGCAACCCTTGTAACAACTCCACCTTAGCGGATGTACATAGTGCTTGTGTTATTGCCATCTTACTTATCTCCTATTTTAATTGATCTATCTCGGTATTCGTCAGTACGGTTTCGCATATCTTCCTGTACCAACAATGCCTGTAGTGCCTGTCCATATCGAGCTTCGTAACCCTGTACATCTGCGGCTTCTGATTTCATAAACATCGAAGCTTCTAACAAGCAGCCATATAACAGTGCTTGAGGTGCATTATCACCAATCCAAGTTGTAGTTGTGGATGCGGACAACCCTGCTGGTATATAAGTGTAACTCAATTCGATAGTCGTGTCACTACCTGGAGCTGGTACAACTGATGCTGTGTCATGATCCTGATGAGCATAATAACGAGGAGTCCCAGTTGTGGTTCTATCCCCGATATACTCATTTATAAATGAAGTGTCTTTTTGTTGTAAGTATGTTCTAACATTGCTCACTATGATCTGCATTGATCTGATTATAGCTACATCGGTTGGAAGGCTAAGATACGTGTCCCCAGCGGTTAACGTAGAAGTTGCATACTTGCGAGCGACATTAAGATCCGCTTCTCTAAGGATTCGTAGTTCCGCAAACTCAATAAAATTGCCGATTTGAGAGACGAATGTCGCTTCCTCATTCTCTGTGTAATCTTTTATCGCCTGTACTAATGTTGAATAATTCATAACGGATTATCGGTTTCCCACTGGTTATCTACTTGAGTATATATCGCTGTATTTTGATCGTTGTTATCCGGTCTAGGTTCATTTAATGCCTCTGCATCAGGGGCGTGAGTACTAGGTCTATCCTGAGGGTGTTGCGTATCGAAACACTCCCCGCAAGTTAGCAAACCATCCCACTGCTTCTTTAAATCAGTATAGGCAACTTCGTCACCGCACTGGTCACACATCGCACGGGAATGTTTACCAGATGCAAACGCCATTTAGTAACCTTTGGCGGCGACCCACTTAGTGCCGTCCCACTTATGTGGCCTACCATCTATCATTTTAGTTTCTTGATTATAAGTCGGCTGGTAGCGTAACGACTGCGGTAACCCGCCGATACCTTGCTGAGGCTGCGCCCAACGCTGCCCGAACTGCCAGTCTGGGTTGTTTTGGACGACCTGCCGCATAGCATTAAAGTTAGGAGTACCAAGTTTCTTAAATGTATCTTGTGACATACTAAACCCAGGTTGATCAGGCGTACCACCGACCCTTTGAAAGTGACGATTACCTTCCGTTACAAAAGGAGCGTTATCATTACGGTAATGCACCTGCTCCCCGCTAGCCGGATCACGCATATAGATGTTGGTCGTGACTGGGTTTTTCATCTTAAACATGCCGTTCAACACAGCATCAAACGCCCCGTTCTGTAAGAAGCTCCCCATTACTTCTTCCTCCCACCGGGTAAAATATAAAGACTCGCGTTACTAGCATCTTCTTGTTTGAATCGTAGTAACTCTTCGTCATAAATGAACTTCAAATCAGATGCTCGCTCTGGTGCTACCTTAATAGCTAACGCGTAAGCAAGTCCTGAAATTACAACAGGTACTGCATTAATCGGTATGTCTAACTCATTATCATACCCGCCTACATCCTCGATGCGCTCACGGGCATAGAACCTGACTGTGTCAGTCGCATTCTCAGCAGCAGGGTAGATGTGTATAACTGAAGGGATTGCTTTCTCAAAATAAACTTGCGATGGTCTACCTTCAGTGGTCTTAGTTCGTAGACTCTGATAAGTCCCTCTGTCAATTAAACTCATAGGGGTATCATCACCGGTGCGTCTGAGTACTACATCGCTGATGTCAATGATGTTAGCCCCTAGCGTATAGGACGCTGTGCCCTGCACTAATGTCTGGGTGGTTAGCACCTCTTTCCAAAGTGGCTTATGGCTATTTTGAATTTCTTGCAGAAGCAGATTCAGACTACGCTTCGCTGTTTTAGCGTCATATCCAGATCGTAACTCTTTACCGCACCGCTCATATGCTTCCTCTATAACATCAGAAGCATCGAGATTAAAATTACTTGTGCCGCTAGTAGCCATCTTAGTTGTAAACCACCGTGCAGGATGTGATAGTAGTTAACTCTACATATATGTCAGTCGAACAGCGAAACGGAGTATGACTAAAATCACACTGCTTGGAGCCGCCGTTAGTAGTTGCTAAATCCAACAATACTGTACCGCTTGCGCCTCCATCTCTTATTTTAATACTGCCGGCGGCTAAACCACCTACATATAGAATACTAACCACGCGACCTGGGCCCGCAGTCACCACGCCGCTGCTTGTTAGTGTTGTAGCATGTGCATCGTTGTGCATAATATATTCCTGTTGTTAATTAAGTAAGTAAGTAAAGTATCCTACTATTAAACACAACTGTCAAGTATTAGTTGGGCCGCACCTACTCTTTATTGTAAGCAACAAAAAACCCCGCCGAAGCGGGGTTTCTAAGTCCTTAATAACTAAGAACTATGCA